GCATGTCCGACATAATCGAGCATGACGCCGCCCTTCGGCAGCTTGCTAATCTGGTGGGCGGGGAAAGGCTGGCGCAACAGGGCCAACCCGGTCGGGACTTCAATCTTGGCGGGAGCGTTCACGTCCGTTCCTTCCTTTCCAGCCATTCCCGCATTGTCACGGGGGCTAGGGTGCGGGGTGGTGCTGCCTCATAAGCGGGGCGACCGTTGCGGGTGGATTTGGCGGGGGTCATGCGGCTTGCGCAAAGGCAGGATCATCCTTGAGGCGGTCGATCACTTCAGTGGAAAGAACAGCCAGCGCAGTGTTAGCGCCAACGATCTTTTCCCGCATTTCCTCAGCTGCGGGCCAGACCGCCACCAGTGCATTGAATGACGGCGTCCCTGAAATGAGCGCATAGAAGTCCGACAGTCTCGCTTTACGTGAGGCTTCTGCCGCCTTCGATTGTGCCGCGAATTCACGGTGTGCAGCGTGCGTTGCGTCATCCATCAGGATTGGAGCGCGTGAGCTGTACCCGCCGACCCGGCGTGAATAAGGTCGCAACGGCGCGCGCTTGTCATCCTTGCGAAAGTTAAACTGATCGAAGTCTCCGCCGCCGGACGAAACCGGTACGCAGAGGTCAACATCTGCCAATTTGTATTTGGCCAACACCTTCATTTCGGCGGGTGGGTTCAACGCACGGACAGCGGCGGCGATTGCTTCAGAAGCAGCTTCATAAGCAGCATCGAGAGCCGCATTATCTTCTGTTGCCAGAACCTGCTTGTGTGCGAACGACTGCAATGCAGTGCGGTCTTGCTGGCTCAGGCGCTTGTTCTTCAAATTTGTCATGCCATTCCTCCGGCGATAAACAGGACAACCATTGCGGCGGTCAGAATTGCGATCTCTCGCGGGTGTGTGCGGAACAGGTGGAGGTTGGTCATGCCCCCCACTCCCGATTGAGCCGCTGCCATTCGACTTCGCCCATTTCCTTACGGGCAGTGAGAGCGTGCTGGCTCAACGTGATGGGGGGCGCGTCGGACAGGGTTGAGGCCATCAGGATCGCGGCCTTTTCTGCCTCATACAGCGCCATGGAATGCCCTGCGTTCTCCATGTGCGCGAACGTCCACGCCGCACGAATGGCAATCCGTGCCTCCCATGCCTCAAGCGGCGGGAATGCGATGGCGACCGACAGGCCAGACCGTTCCCGGCGTATCCATGCGGTGCGGAAGTCGCTGGCCGCGCGCTCGATCATGGTGCTGCGTGGGATAGCCTGAACGGATGCGTCACAGGCGGCGATGGTATGTGCGAGGGCGCTCATGCTGCCACCTCAAGGGCTACGTCTGCCAGTTCGGCGGGACGCTGTTCGGCCATCTTGTGCAGCGCGTCGGTGAGGCATTCGGAGAAAGTCTCGCCATCGCCCATCGCGCAGCCACGACCATATTCTTGGCTGGGATCATACCACTGCACATTAAGCGAAAGGTGGCTGTCGTTGTGGCAAGTAACGGTAATACTGGCCAAACCATGCTTTGCGCAAATGTCGCGCATCGACTGTTCAAGGGCGCTCATGCTGCCTGCTCCCGATCATACTCGCGCATGTCACGTTCATCGCGCCACTGTTCGTATCGGTAATCTGCTTCGTCAGCGGCGCGGTCGCGGGCGGTGGTTTCGGGATCAAGCGCGGCGGCGATGGCTGCGTAGGCATCCTGATAAGCCTTGGTGACAGGAGCCAGCGCGTCGATCAGGTCGTCGGTCAGTTCCGGCTCTGGATCACCGATGCCGGGTTCCAGCAGCCAGCCCAATGCCTTCATGGCATCTGCGGGCGACAACGCGGCGAAGTGCGCGCGGAATGCTTGGACTGTGGGGGTGAATGCGGTTGCCATGGGGGAAGACTCCAACCGGGCCGGTGTGGCCTCGTTGGATCAACCTTACGATCATCGTTATGTTAGGTCAATACGAAAATCGTAATGGGCAAACATTATTCTTACGGCGTGGCGGCTGCGCCAAAACCGGACGATAATCCAACCATTATGGACAAGAGGCGCTTGCCTTCACCAAAAGTTCACATAGACAGGCGGCGATGCCACTTGACCCTATCATCCATGAACCAGCTTGTGAAATTGGCTGTTCGCCGTGTGCGCTGTCGTGCGCAATGCTTCAGTTCAAGATTGCCGAAGCGATACGCGAAGCCTGTCGGATGCTACGCGAGCAGCCATGTCCACTGCATCCTGACTGGGAGGAGTGGTCCCGGCACTACGGGTTAATTCAAGCCCGTACTCTAACTCTCGCGCAAGCCGTTGAACGTCCGCCTGAGTCCACCCCCCGCGTGGTTCGTGCTGTAGGCATGCGGCTAAGATTGGTGCCAAGCGCTCAGCACTAAGACGATCGCCTAGATCAATCTTGTAATGCTCAGCCAGGGTCTGCGCTTCCTCGTATTTTAGCGCGCGACCGCCGTTATAAATGTCGGTGATCCGTGGCGCGGGGAGGTTGAGCACGCGACCTATCTCGGCCTTGCTCTTGGCGCGCTCCTCAACGAGGGCTAGGAATTGGTCTTTCGATAGCACGGTGTGACGTTCGTCCATCTGGCGTTTCACGTCTATATCGCACTTCGTAAGCATGGCGCTTGCAAACACGTTACGATCATCGTAATGTCTCGCCATGCAAACCATTTCTCAGTTCATCCAGAATCTTGGCGGGACGGTTTCCGTTGCCAAAGAGCTAGGCCTCACACCGTCCACGGTAAGTAGTTGGCGTGGCAGCAACCGCATCCCCAAGTGGCGGATCGGTGCTGTCATGGAAATTGCCGTGCGCAAGGGCGTGCAGTTCCCTGAGCAGGCCGCCTGAATGGCCTCCCTCATCATGACCGCCGCAATCATCGGCTGGACCATCGGCGCGATTGGCGTCGCTATGTGGATCACTGCCAAGCTGTGCGGGATTATCGCGGATCGGGATGCAGGAGAATGAGGGCGCTCATTTCTTGCGAATATTCCGCCACGGTCCGCGATGCCTTTCGTGCTGCCGGTCACGACGCTTGGTCCTGCGATATTCTCCCGACTGAGGGCGACCCGCGCTGGCATATTCAGGGGGATGTTCTGGCGGTCCTGTCTGACGGCTGGGACCTGATGATCGCACACCCGCCATGCACGGACCTGAGCGTTTCTGGCGCACGTCACTTCGCTGCCAAGATCGCAGACGGCAGGCAGGGTCGGGCCCTGGATTTTGTACGCGCCCTGATGGATGCGCCGATCCCTTACATCGCCCTTGAAAACCCCATCTCTGTCATTTCCAGCCACATCCGCAAGCCGGACCAGATCATCCAGCCTTGGCAGTTCGGCCATGGGGAAACCAAGGCAACGTGTCTGTGGCTCAAGGGCCTTCCCAAACTGGCGCCGACCAACATTGTCGAGGGTCGCGAGGCCCGCATTCACCGGATGCCACCAGGGCCCGACCGCTGGAAAGAGCGCAGCCGGACCTTTGCCGGGATTGCGCAAGCGATGGCTGACCAGTGGGGGCCGTTCGTCTCCGGTGGGGGCAGGCTTCAAGAACAACATGCCTTCAACATGGCCTGATTCAAACGATTTGCCACATCCATTCAGTATTATCCAACGGGGGTACACAATGTCCGCCATTCTAGAACACCCTGAGATCATGCCCTGCCTTCCATGGGCAAAGATTGTCACGATGATCGACGTTCACGACCGCACTTCTGCCGGTAATGTTCGGCCCGTCATTTTCAGCGACCAAGACAACGACGGATGGGCGTCGGAATACTGGCAGAAAATGTTCGAAGCGTCACCGAAGGTGCGCGGGCCGGTGAACCCATGAGCACGCGCCCCCCACATCCGTTTTCGTCCGCGAAAGCCTACGCCCGCACATTGGCCGCACGCCATTCTGACATTGGTTTCATCCGCGCGATGGTGCGCCGGGAGTGGTCCGTGGAAATGCCGCGCGCTGAGATTGAGGCCATGCGTCAACAGGCATTGGAGCGCATCGCATTCAAGGCGTCCAAATGGGACCGTGCTGCCGATGGTATCGAACACCGGGCCAAGCAGAGTAACTTGCGCCGGAGGTTGTCAGCATGAGCCTGACGAAACAACAGGCCAAGTTGTTGGCGTTCATCAAGCAATCCCTGCATGACCGCGCCGGGGTTTGCCCATCCTTCCAAGAAATGGCGGACGGGATCGGCATCAAGTCCAAGTCCGGCATTCACCCGATGATGAAGGCGCTTGAGGAACGCGGTTATATCTCACGCCCCGCGCAAGTGAAATGGCGGTGCATTACGGTGCATGATCGTGACGGATTGGGGGCCTACTCGATTGCCGAACTGAAGGCGGAGCTAGCTTACCGGCAATCGGGCAAGAGGATAGCAGCATGAGCGCCCTGTCCCAAATGACCGCGCTGGAACTGGTCACATCCGCCGCCAACACAGCGGAAGCACTGGACGGCATGAACCTGCCTCGCAATGCGGCAATCGTCCGTGAACTGTGCGCACGGCTGGTGCCGATCAAGGTCGCGCTGACGGTGCCTGTATCCGGTCAAAAGGCATGGTGCGAGCAATGCGACATGCTGGTCGCGTTGTCCGAAGCTGCCAACTGCAAATCCAAGTTTTGTGGGGTGCGGAAATGATCGCGCATTCCAAGCGCTTGCGCCACAAAATCCGCAATGCGCAGCGCAATCGTTGCGCGGTTTGCGGTGCTATTTTTGGGTCGGTGCAGGTGACATTGGAGCATGTAATCCCACGATCACGAGGTGGTGGGAACATGGGCAATCTCCTCGTGTCGCATCTGCATTGCAACCAACGTCGCGGCAATCAAATGCCGACGGGCTGCATGATGATTTGGCTGGACGCAGTAAATGTGAGGATCGCAGCATGATCGCGCAAAACCTCCGCGCAATCGAGGCGCAACTGCATGAACTGATCGCCAACGCCACGGATGAACACCCGATTGACACGCACGATGTGTTCCAGATCGCGGCTCGGCTGAATGCGCAATGCGAGATGGTGGAAAAGGGGTTGTTTGATGCGCCCTGAGACGGTCATCCAGCGCGATATTCTGGCATACCTGACCGTGCGGGGCTTCAAGGTCGCGCATGTGCCTAACGGGGCTGTGCTGGGCGGCGACAAGAAGAAGCGCGCGATCCAGATGAATAGCCTCAAGCGCGATGGCCTGATGGTCGGCTTTCCCGATCTTATCATCTTTGCCGACTGTGGCCGGTGCGGATTTATCGAGGTCAAGACCGAGGGCACCAAGCAATCGGATCACCAGTTGGCGGTTCAAGGCTGGCTGGATGATTGGGGCCACAAGTACGCGGTCTGCCGGTCTGTTCCCGATGTGGATGAAACGCTTTCCGAATGGGGGTGGGCATGACCTTGCCGGCAATAGAGGACCACGCCCGCGCTCTGGCTGAATGGCGCTGCCTGAATGATCGTGCGCGCTATCGTGAACGTGCGCGGCTGATGTGTGTTGCGCAGGGGCGTCCGGTTCCGAACATCCTGGAGTGGCGCAAGTGACCGCCGTTGCCTGTCCTTATGCGTGGCCGTTCAGGTGGCACAAGACCTTGGCCGAATCGCAGGAAAACTGCGAAATTACAGGCCGTCAACCTTTACACGAAAGCGGTAATACTTTAGGATACGAAACGGGCCGAAACGCTGCACCAACAGCGTCCGGCCCTAAACAACCAGCGAAAGGAACTCGCTAGTGTCTCAGGACTCGGATACACATAACCCATCTGCCGTTCAAGCGTTTGCTGTCGTCTTTGGATATAAGGACAGTGGCGAGGCAGCGATGCGCCGGGTAGTGCGCGAAGCCATCCGCAAATCCGGCTTCACCAAGTCAGAGCGCGACATTATCACCGCCATGGTCAATCTGTGGTTTTACCACAAGAGCGGACCGAAGGGCTACATTCACCCCGGACGGACCAAGCTGGCGAAGAAAGCGCGCTGCTCGATCCGCACGGTTTCCGCTTGCCTGACGAAACTACGCGCTAGCGGTGTCGTCAAGGCAGTCGCCAATCCCAACGGCGAGGGTCAGCATCCGACCTATTACACGGTCAATCTGCGGCTCCTGTTGGATACCTGCGGTTGCGTGTTTCCAGAGGAACTAGAGGGCCACCTTGTGCCCTATGTGACTGAGCCAAATTGCACACCACTTTCGCAGAGAATTGCACACCACTGGCGGGCAGAAATTGCACACAGTCTAAGTGAACGTGCAAAGGGTCCTTTCCATGGTATTAATCCATCGGGTGGCGTGCCCTACCTCCAAATCGTGGAGGGCGAATAATGTTGTTCGCAGAACCGGGTTCGCCCCGTCCGCTTCGCCCACACCAACACACCGCGCTGCGCCTCACCAAAACCTCATTCATGGCAGGTAATCGAAGGGTTGTTTGCCAGTTGCCGACCGGGGCAGGCAAAACCCGCCTCGCCGCTGAGATTGTTTCAGGTGCCCTTGCCAAGGGGAACACGGTTGCTTTCACCGTCCCGGCAATTTCGCTGATCGACCAGACCGTGGAATCGTTCGCCATGGAAGGTATCGCGGACGTGGGCGTGATGCAGGCCAGCCATGAATTGAGCAACATGGCGATGCCGGTTCAGGTCTGCTCGGTCCAGACGCTTGACCGTCGCGGTTGCCCTGACGTTGACGTGGTGATTGTCGACGAGTGCCATAACCAGTTCAAGGTCATCCGCGAGTGGATGCGCAAGCGCCCGAAAACGACCTTCATCGGATTGTCTGCGACCCCTTGGGGCCGGGGCATGGGCGACTACTGGCAAGACTTGGTTTCGCCGGTTCGGATGGCCGATCTGATTGAGCAGGGGTTTCTCTCGCCGTTCCGCGTCTATGCGCCCAGCCACCCCGACCTGTCTGGGGTCAAGGTTGTCGCGGGGGATTATCACGAAGGCCAGCTTGCCGACGTAATGAGCGAAAGCAAGTTGGTCGCAGATGTGGTGCAGACGTGGCTCAAGCTGGCGAACTGGCAACCGACGCTCGTGTTTGCGGTGGATCGTGCCCACGCGGCCAAACTGCAAGAGCAATTCGGTTTGGCCGGTGTGCCGATGGGCTATTGCGACGCCAACACCGATCGCATTGAACGGCGCGTCCTGTTCGACCAGATGGCAGCGGGGAAACTGGCCGGGATTGTCAATGTGGGGACACTGACAACCGGCGTTGACGCGGACGTGCGCTGCATTGTGCTGGCGCGGCCTACCAAGTCGGAAATGCTCCATGTGCAGATCATCGGGCGGGCCTTGCGCACGGCTCCCGGCAAGGTCGAGGCGTTGATCCTGGATCATGCCGATAACCATGCGCGGCTCGGGTTCGTAACCGACATTCACCACGAGCGGCTGTTGGGAGGGAATGAAGGCAAGACCCCGACGCGCAAGGAACAGGGCGAGGCCATGCCCAAGGAGTGCAAGGCTTGCGGGACCATGAAGGCGCCCAAGGTGAGCGAGTGCCCTACCTGCGGTTTCACACCGACGCGCCAGAGCGAGATTGAGGAAGAGGAAGGCGAACTACAGGAGATAACCAAGAGCAAAGCCAAGCCCAAGCCGACCATGGCCGACAAGCAACGGTTTTGGTCAATGGCGCAATGGGTGGACCATGACCGCAACAAGGGCGGACGACTGGCTAAGGCGCTTTACCGTGGCAAGTTCGATGTGTGGCCCAAGGGTCTGGACGATACCAAGGCCGCGCCGGATGCTGAATTTCTGGCCTATGAAAAATCGCGCCGGATCGCCTTCGCAAAGTCGCGGGGTGGCAAATGACCACGGCAGACAAAGCGCGGGGCAAGTGGCGCGGGATCATGATCGCGCTCGGCATGGACGCCAAGTTCCTGACCAAGAAACACGGCGCTTGCCCGTTCTGTGAAGGGCGGGACCGCTATCGGTGGGACGACAAGGGCGGCAACGGAAATTTCATCTGCTCGCAATGCGGCGCGGGGACGGGCTTCGATTTGCTGATGCGGTTCAAGGGGTGGGACTTTCGCACCGCAGCCGCCGAAGTGGACAAGATTGTCAGCACGGTAAAGGCCCAGCCTATCCCGCAAGAGCCTGATGCAGTGAGCCGCCGTCAAGCGTTGAACGGCCTGTGGCAATCAGGCCGCCCCATCTGCGCGAGCGATCATGCCTATGCCTATCTGGAATCGCGCGTCACCCTGCCCGACCTGATGCCGTCTTGCTTGCGGTTCGTGGCCAAGGCGCGCGAGCCTGACGGGACATATCACCCTACCATGATTGCGCTCGTTCATGGCGCGGATGGTGTGCCAGTCAGCCTTCACCGGACGTTCCTTGGGGCCAAGGGCAAGGCGGATATTGCCAAGCCTCGCGCCCTGATGCCGGGCAATCATCCGGACGGCTCTGCGGTGCGCTTGTTCCCGGTCAAGGGTGCATGCCTCGGGATTGCCGAAGGGATTGAGACGGCCTTGGCTGCGGCGGCTCGGTTTAATGTGCCAGTGTGGGCCGCGCTGACTGCCAACGCCCTGTCCAAGTGGGTTCCGCCGTCCGGTGTGGATCATGTGCTGGTGTTCGGTGATTGCGATGCCAGCTTTACCGGGCAGGCAGCGGCCTATTCGCTCGCGCGCCGACTGACCACGCAATTCCGGGTCAAGGTCGATGTGCATATCCCGCAAACCATTGGCAGGGATTGGGCCGACAGCGATGCGGCCTGACTTCCCCCTCACCCGCTTCTTGGTCGACCTACTCACCGCCACCCCAGAAAGGCTCCGTAACATGCCCATTGAACGAACAGCGCAACACTACGGCCTGACCCCTGACACGGTGCGCGGGTATCGGGATATGCAGGTGGGGTTTGCATCATGAGGGACTGGCAGAAAGACGCGCCACGGATAATCGGGGAGGTTCACAAGGCCAACCCTGATGCAACCCCGGCTGAACTGCGCAAGTTGCTCCGCGCCCAAGCTGGCAACTTCCACGGCGGCACATCATGGGGTCAGAAAGTCTGGTCGAAGCATTGTCGGATTTACATCGCGCGCCTGACTGATGGCGCTCCACTATCGCCCACTGTGAAATGGCCGGATGACATTGTTTTTCCATTCCGGGGTTTGACTGACACCGGATCGGGCGCGGACATTGCAGCGGTGAGGCGAGTATGAGCGAGTTAATCAAGCGCTATTTTGTGGCAAACAAAGCGCCAATTATATCTGTGCAACGGTTAAATCTGCTGCCGATAAAATTCGTTCGTTGCCGGGGTGGCAACTTCGACGGGTTCTATTGGGGGCGATGGAAAGTTTTTTGGCGACGCCCATTTTCGAAAGAGTGGGTGTTTGCGCGTGGTGGCTGGTGGCCGGCGGATATGGTTGAGGAGCGCCGCCCATGACCCCCAAGGAAGCCAAGATGCACAGTTGGTCCCTCTGGTTTGCCCAGCGCGCGTTCAATCGCCGCATGTGGGCATGGGAGTGCGACCAGTTAGCCCAAGAGGCGACGGACTGGACCAAGTATAGCGCGTATCGGGAGAGGGTGTGATGTTATCGCCCGCCCCATCGATCGATGATCAATTGCTCGATCAACCCCGACCTGTTGCCTGCCTGCGCATTGATCAGGGCGAGTGCTGCGGGCGACAAGGTGATGTTGAGGCGGATGGACTTGTCTGCCTCAACCTTAACTGGGCGACCGCGTGTGAGGTGGACGATTTGACCCTCGCGCGCGCCTGCGATTTTATCCCAGGGGATAACCATTTCCGCGTGCATGATCGGCATGATGATGCAGCGTTCGTAGGTCCGCAGCGCTGTCACATCACTGATGTCACCCGGAATTCCGTGGATCTCGATGATGGGAGTGTCGCCATCGTATCCGCGCGAGGTATCCAGTTTGACGGGGACCGTGTGGCCATTGTCGAGGATGGTGAATTTGATGTTGCGCATGATTTGGTATCCTTAGCGGCTGGCGGCGCAGATGGCATTGAGCAGCTTGCGGACGCCAGCCATACGGCCTTGTACGGCATCCATGCTCGCACCGACCGATGTATAGGTATCAATCCAGATGGTCGCATCTTTCGTGAGTTTGGTTGCGACAACGCCAGCCAGTCCCTCACGAGCAGCATCGTTGGGGCAAGGAGCCGAAGCGATCATATCAGCGCGGATTTTAGCAGCAAAAGCGATCTGCTTGTCGGTGCCGTTGGTGAGGGTAGGGAGGTTAATCATAGCGTATCTCCTTGCGTTGTGCATTTTCAATACACACCGCAATTAGGTGATGCAACCATTATTTATGCGCATCGAAAATATAATTATCAGGAGCCAAAGCCATGAAGCGCGAACTAATCCCCCGCCGATCATGGGCGCAATGGTTTTTCGAGGATGCGGCAGACAGGCGGGACAGGCCGGAAGCGCATCGGCATATCCACGAACGGGCGAACTACCCATATGCGGAGATGGCGGCTCTACTGAGAGCTAATCAGGCGCTGGACGCATCATACCACGAACTGGCGAAGGGGGCGAAGTGATGGGCGAGATTTGCATGAAAACCGAGATGGTGCTTGGCCTGCTTGAAGAAGTGGGCCGTTCGCGCGTTCTGGCCGACCATGAAACCGACATTATCGAGGACTGCCTTGCAATGGAGGTGACAGCCTTTCGATGGAACCCGCGCCTTGATGTGGCGCTGCTGGTGTCGAGTTCATCCAATGGGGGCATAGCGCGGTTTGCAAGGCGGCATGAGATTACGCCGAACATGGCCTATGTGCGTTTGTTCCGGTTGCGGAAGCGTAAGGCTCGGCAAGATGACGCAGCGGATGAGCAGGAATCATGAGCGGGCGTCCTAGTGATTACACACAGGCCATCGCTGACCATATCTGCGAGCAACTTGCCGAAGGGATAAGCCTGCGCAAGATTTGCCTTGCGGAGGATATGCCGGGTAAATCCACGGTGTTCCGTTGGCTATGGGCTAATATTGAGTTCCGGGACCAGTATGAGCGCGCGCGCGAGGCTCAGGCTGATACGTTGGCGGACGAGATTACCGACATTGCCGATGATGCGGAAGGAGATCCGCAGCGCGACAAGCTTCGTGTTGACGCGCGCAAATGGGTGGCATCCAAACTCAAGCCGAAAAAGTACGGCGACAAGACCTTGCTTGGCAGTGATCCCGACAACCCGCTGCCGGATGGCTTCAATGTGAACCTGCACAAGGCCAAACCCGATGCGTGATGTCGATCTTCCCGAGTACGCGGGCGACCTGTGGCTGCCATTCCGCCACCTTGCATGGCATGGCGGACGCGGGCCGGGAAAGACGCGCACCGTGGCGACAGGATTGATCCTGCAAAGCATGGAGCGCCATGAACGCGTGCTATGCGGGCGTGAGACACAACGCAGCATCCGCGATAGTTCCAAGCGTGTGCTGGACGACGAGATTGACCGGCTGGGCGTGCGGCGGGCATTCACCAGCACGGAAACCGAGATACGCGGGCCGAACGACAGCCTGTTCCTGTTTAACGGTGTGCGCGGCAATGCAACGGGTTTGAAGTCGATTGAAGGCGTTACCACGTTTTGGGGTGATGAGGCACAGGCATTCAGCCAGGGCAGTATCGATACCATCGTTCCGACGATCCGCGTGCCTAATTCGCGCCTGATCTGGACGTGGAACCCGGACCTAGCGACAGACCCCATCGACGTGATGTTCCGTGGCGAGAAGGGCCCCCCGCCTGACAGCATCGTGCGTGAGGTGAACTATCAGGATAATCCGTGGTTTCCCGATGTGTTGCGCGTGGCGATGGAGTCCGACCGGGCGCGCGACTTCGACAAGTACGAGCATGTGTGGCTTGGCAAATACCGCCGCAACAGCGAGGCGCGTGTCTTTCGCAACTGGCGCGTGGAGGACTTCGACAGCCCGGCAAACGTGGAATATCGCATCGGGGCCGACTTCGGTTTCAGCATTGATCCAAGCGCGGCGCTGCGGTGCTGGATCGACGGGCGGCAGATATTCGTGGATCATGAGGCATGGGGGTTAGGCGTTGAAGTTGTCGATCTGCCACGCCTGTTCATGATGATCCCTGATGCCGAAAAGTTCTGGATGACTGCCGACAGTTCACGGCCTGAGACAATCAGCCACCTGCGCAAGAATGGCTTTCCGCGCATCGCCCCGGCATTGAAGGGTGCGCGGTCGCTGGAGGAAGGCGTGGAATTCCTCAAGGGTTACGATCTGGTCATTCATCCGCGTTGCGCGCACCTGATCGATGAGTTGACCTGTTACAGCTACAAGGTGGACAAGTTAACGGCGCAGGTTCTCGGGGCATTAGAGGACAAGAATAATCACTGCATTGCCGAAGGGCAGCGCGTGCTGTGTGAACGTGGTTTGATACCGATAGAGGAGGTGACAACTGCTGACAGAGTATGGACCCGTGTGGGGTGGAAGCGGGTCATCTTTGCAGATCAAACTGATGTGGACAGGGATATTGTTGAGGTAACAGCGGGTGATTACGCGTTGCGCTGCACCCCAGATCATGAACTGTGGGTGTGTGGGAAAGGTATGGTAAAAGCCGATGCTTTGCGTTATGGTGATGAACTCTTATTAGAGGTCACAGCGCAATGGCAAAATCCGAAACCGTCGAGTGGAATGGTTGCCGCTATCGGCGTTACCCAGAGAGTGAACGCCGAAGCGACCGCGAATATTTTCGGCGCTCTGGCACTGGATATACGGCACTACTGCACCGCGATGTTTGGGAGCATCACAACGGGCTTGTCCCCGCTGGGTGCCATGTCCACCATATCGACGGAAACCCCGGCAACAATGAAATCGGCAACCTCGAATGCGTCGATGCCATTACTCACCTTGAGGAGCACGGAGCAAATTGGACCGATGAACGCCTTCAACGGCAGCTCGAACATATTGCGCGGATCCGACCACTCACCAAGGCTTGGCACGCGTCAGATGAGGGGAGAGAAAAGCATAGGGAGATTGGTAGGCTTGCTTACGTGGGGTTTGTCTCAGTGCCGAAGCCTTGCGATCATTGTGAGAAAATATTTGCACCCCGCAAACTGGGTAACGTGGACCGCTACTGCTCCAACGTCTGCAAGTCGGCAGCACGGCGGGCAAGCGGCGTCGATGATGAGCAGCGACAGTGTGGCGAATGCGGCGAGTTGTTCACAGCCAATCGCTACAGCAAATCCGCATCTTGCTCGCGTTCCTGTGCTGGCCGTGCGCGCGGCAGGACAATGCGCGCGCGTTTATGATTTGACGGTTGAGGAGCAACACGAGTTCGTTGCCGAGGGCATGCTTGTGTCGAACTGCATCGACGCATTACGCTACGCGGTAGAGGGCGCACGGCGGGCATTGAACGCCAAGCCGCGTGTCGTGTCTATCACAGTCCCTTCCACCGTGACCGCATTCAAGCGCAAGTAAACCCCGTAAAGGCGCGCAAATCTACCATGGCAGGTAACGTCCCGCGCCATGGACGATGCACTGATTGAGCCTGACGACGCCAACG